TTTCAAACGCTGCAACGGGCAGTATTCTGTCCATAACAAGCTTCCACGCTGCTGCTTGATTCTTATGATCGTGGTCAAGAGCTGCTTCAAAGATAGTGTCTAGCACTTTTCTTGACTTTGGAGACGCTAACATTCGTGCTTTGTATTCGTTTATGACCGCAGCGTCACCCTTCGGGCGACCAACAGCGTTGCGATTACCTTTTTTTACTGTTGTAACGTCACTTTTACGCGGTCTTCCACGCTTTCGGCGAGGAGGATTATCAACATCTGACATACATACCTCTTATAAGACTCTTTAAAGTCTCGTTACCGTGCTTATATGACATACATTTAATAATTATCATATAAAATTTATCCTATACGGCGCGGTAAAGAATCTTTAAAGACATAATATACTATTTATTGTACCATAAAAAGAATAATACCACAATACATTTATAATTAAATGTTTAAAATAATTTAAAGTAAATTTATACTGTCCTTTAAACTGTTCCAGCACGGTCCAGATTCTGCACCGCTTAGACCCTTTTGTTATATAGGTTTCTTGTTAGATAACTAGGGGTTATTTTAAGGTTCAATTTTGATCTTTTTTGTGTCTAGGTAGGACATGCCGTAGTCGCCGCAGCCACAGCCCCTCCCCCGCCCCAGATCTTTGCAGACAAACATAAAGGTATCTTTATATATGCATATGCAAATGCCTAGATAGATCTACAAAGGGTAGGTGTGAGAGTCTGGGTTGGTCCTTATAGGTAGCTCGACAGACTCGACTGTACTTATGCATAACACACGTCAGAACAGTGCAGTATTCATATCGTGAATGATTCTTTAAAACAATATTCAAAAATAAAATGCAAAAGGTATTGTGTTCTCAAATGTCAAGCCCTAATCTACACACATCAACAACGCAACGGAGACATTCAAAATGTTAAAACTTTCCAAAGCTTCAAAGATGCCTTGTAGGTCGTGGTCGCTTCAAGCGTTAGACACTTGTCCAGCATCAAAGAACAGTGACGGCTCATTGGTGCCAGCTTGTTCGGGTTGTTATGCGGTAGGCGGTAACTATCGCTTTCCAAACGTCAAAGCGCCACGCGAGCATAATAAAGAGGATTGGAAGCGTGACGCATGGGTCGCTGACATGGTGGCAGAGTTAGACAACGATCGATATTTCCGATGGTTTGACAGCGGCGATGTTTACGATCTGCGACTAGCTCACAAGATCCTTGAGGTTATGACCGCGACGCCTTGGGTCAAGCATTGGTTACCCACACGAATGCACAAGTTTACAAAGTTTCGCGACGTGTTAGAACAGATGGAAGCATTGCCGAACGTAGTGATTCGCCGATCGTCTGACAGCATCACCGGCGAGACTATCGAAGGCGCTACCACGTCCACGATTGCGACGCTTGACAACGTACCAGAAGGCGCGGCAGTTTGTGAGGCATACACGCGAGCGGGTAAGTGTGGGACGTGTAGGGCTTGTTGGTCAAAAGATGTAGCGGTTGTTTGTTACATCGGACACGGTAAGACAATGGAAAAGAATCAGAGAAATATCATAGCGAGGGCAGCGTAATGGCTTTATTACTTACATTCAAAGACAAAGATTCGGACGGTTTAACAGCTGAGATTCACAGTACACTAGGCAAAGCGTTTCGAGTTGCGGTGTACGATAACGAGTCGGGCGAAGTTATACCGGAGTTTAAAAAAGTATACATGGTCAAAGAACCGGCCATAAAGTATGCAAAGAAAATCACTAACGAGGGCTAGGAAATGAACGAGGCGTTTATGAACCCAACACTACTTGACATTGCGATTTTGTTTAGCTTTGTGCCAGTCTGGGCAGGCCTTTGCTGGGCTTATGAGAGCTGGACAGATCCACGAGCGAGACGCAGACGCAATCGCAAAGCACGACGCAAGGCACTACGCAGAGACTTACAGCGACAAGGGAGATTGCTGCGATGAGAATCACAACGGCAAAAAAATACTATGGATGCGAAACAAACTTTGGCAGTGATGGGATCATCATCGAGTTTGGTAAGTACACTGTCGATATATACTTGACAAAACGATTTAAAGTATCAACCATGTATGCACCACCAGATGATTACATTATGTTCTCGTATATTGTTTGGCTTGGATGGTTACGCATAGAAATATCTGGACGGATGGAGATGGAAGCATGACATATCAAAAGTTACTTGAAACATTATTACGCATGGATGATCGTTACTTGAAACAAGAGGTTTGTTACAGTAGAGGTGAGGATGACTTGCAGCTTATTAACGCAGTGAAGATTACACACTTTACGTACCGTGTAGATGATGTAAGTATGCCTGAAGAAGGCCATTTTGTTTTAACGTTTGACTAGGAGTAAGACATGATTGGAATGAATGTTATGTATACCGTAGAGTTATACGACGATGTTTGGTCGCAAGTGTGGTCGATAGACTGTATTGATCAAGCGAAGGACTACGTATATTCTAAACGTGACAATGGTAAACGATACCGAATTGTCAAGCACACAACGGAGGTTATTTATGAACGGTGAATGTACTATGTACGACCTAGACTTAACCATTGATGTTCAGGTTCAGTATCGCTTCGACAGACGCGACAAGTTTATTGAATTAACATCTGTCAAGTGGTACGGATCAGAAATAGTGGAGCATATTAGCGACAAAACTTATGACAAGATTGTTGAACATATTAAAGAAGAGGACTTGTACAGGCACGAAGAGTGATGTTAGACTCTATGCAGAAAGCATATAAGACTATCTTAAATTTATTATCTTATAAGGTATTTATCCTATGAGTATCTCTAAAGAGCAGAAGATACTGGAACTTGTTGAACGGCAGTTGGACTTGTTAACCGTAACGGAAGCGTTGAACATTGCAGGTGGGTTTTTCACTGAGTTGTTAGAGTCAATGGACGACGGTGAGATTGATGAATTGTACAGCGACATGGGAGCAGGCAGACATGGCCTTCACTGAAACACACCAGCCTTGTGCAGACTGCGGCAGCAGTGATGCGTTAGCGTACAATGAGGACGGCTCTAGTTATTGTTTTAACTGTAGCAAGTACACCAAAGCCGATAAGTTTAACGTACGGGAAAACGTACGAGAGCTAGGATCTATCAGCGATGCACCAAAGCCATCGTTTAGTCAGACAGAACACCGTTTAATCACAGCGGAGTATAGATCTATAACTGACCGTCTCATTACAGGAACGACGGCGAAGAAGTACGCAGCACTTAAACAGGGTGATGTTACAACATTCGGTTACTACAGCCCTGACGATCCAACAAAACCTATCGCCGCCAAGGTACGTAACCCTGACAAACGGTTCAGTATCATTGGTGATTGGAAACAGGCTGGCTTGTATGGACAACACTTGTTTCCTGAAGGCGGTAAGTATGTGACTATCGTTGAAGGTGAGTATGATGCGTTAGCGGCTCATCAAATGACAGGTAGTAAGTATCCCGTTGTCAGTGTCCGTAACGGTGCAACGTCGGCGGCAAAGGACTGTCGCCTTTTTTATGATTGGCTGAACAGTTTCGAGAACATTGTGCTTTGCTTCGATGCTGATGAGCCAGGACAGAAGGCAGCGAAGGAATGTGCTGATCTGTTCGGCAACAAGGCAAGGATTGTTAAGCACGTCAACGGCTACAAGGATGCGTGTGATTACCTTGTTAACAACCAGTCAGAGCTATACACCAAAGCGTTCTGGTCAGCACAGCCTTACACACCTGAAGGTATCGTTGGTGCTGGTGAGCTACGTGATCTGATCAAGAAGCCACTGACCAAGGCAAAGGTACAGTATCCGTTCGATGGACTGAACAAACACTTGTACGGCATACGCACGTCTGAACTGGTTACTATTTGTGCAGGCTCTGGACTGGGTAAGAGTACGTTACTGCGTGAGATTGTCAGTTCCATCATGGCACAGTCGGAGGACAATCTAGGCTTGATGTTTCTTGAGGAGACACCTGAGCGTACTATGCGTGGTCTTGTAGGTCTCGAACTGAACAAGCCTATCCACCTACCAGACTGTGAGTACGACGACACTGACATTGACCTTGTGTACGATACGATGGACTATGAGAACCGTGTCTATCTCTGGGAACACTTCGGCAGTAACGAGATAGAAAACGTACTGGGCAGGATGAGATACTTTGTCAAGGTACTAGGAGTGAGGTACATTGTACTCGATCACGTGTCTATCCTTGTCTCTGACCAGAGCAACGGTGATGAGCGACGTGCCTTGGACATGATCATGACTAAGCTACGCACGTTCGTACAGGAGATGGGGATTTGTATGTTCCTTGTGAGCCACCTACGACGCCCTGAAGGGAAGCAATTAGAGGACGGTGCTGTCACTAGCCTTGGTATGTTACGTGGCTCTGCGTCCATTGCACAGCTGTCTGATGCGGTCATTGGTGCTGAGCGTAACAGTCAGAGTGATGATCCTGTTGTCAGAAACACGACCGTGCTGCGTGTGTTAAAGAACCGATACACTGGCAAGACAGGCAAGGCGTGTGAGGTATTCTACAATGAAGCTACTGGACGACTGACACAGCGTGAGGAGAAGGATAGTGCTATCTTATAAGCTCGGTAAGAACGAACAAAAGATCTGTGAGTCTATCGCTCGTATGCGTTATGAGAATGCGAGAGATAAAGGATTCAACAACAAACTGTCTGAAACTTTATTTACTAAGTCATATAAAGATGCTGATGTTGACGGTGTTGGTTCTGAGATGGCAGCAGCAAAGATGCTCAATGTGTACTACGATATTGAGACAGACTTTCAAGCTCATGAACTACCCACTCATGACTTGATATGTAACGGTAAAACTGTTGATGTTAAGACAACCAAGTACAGGACAGGCAGACTTATCATCATGCCTCACAAGAAGAACGATCAATGTGATCTTTACCTACTAGTAGTGGGAGAGTTTCCTGAGTATACTGCAGTAGGTTATGCTACGTATGATGAGATAGTACAAGAGGAAAACTGGGGCGATCCTTTTGGTAGAGGTAAACCAGCCTACTTTTTAGATCAGCATAAGCTGACGCCAGTAGAGGAACTTATTGAATGAGATGTATAGCGTGTGACGTAGAGCTAACAGACTACGAAGCAACAAGACGATTCGCTATTAGCCAAGAGTTTGTAGACTTGTGCAACAAATGCTTCGCTGTTAGTCTTGATGACGGTGATGTTATTGACCGCGCCGATCTACGTACACTCGCAGACCTAGAGGAGATGATCTACCATGAGCAAGATTGGGAGTTGGATATTGGAACAGGAACAGTTGATGGAGACTTATCAGAAGTTTAACCACGACGCTGAACGTAACAAACTGAATGAGACTTACCATGAATACCTGTTACTTGGATATAGAAACCACTTTGGATCACTCAAAGATCTGGTGTGCCGTTACGAAGGTGAAGAACGATATACAAGTTCACACCTCACCAGACACATTGCAGAAGGTGTTGAATGATGCAGACAAAATCGTTGGACATAACCTCATCGGATTCGACGTGGGTATTCTTGATCGTGTTTGGAACGTACGGGTTGCTAGGCATCTTGTTGTGGACACTCTCTACCTCTCCAGACTCTACAACCCCAGCCAAGACGGAGGACATTCACTGCGTAATTGGGGAACAATCCTTGGAGGAACAGGCAAGCTCGACTTCACAGACTACGACGGTGGACTAACGGACGAGATGATTGAGTACTGTATCGCTGACGTTGAACTGACTGAGCAGGTTCATAAGTGGTTAGAGTTACAACTACGCAAGGAAGGATTCTCTGAGAAGTGTATTGATCTTGAACACAACGTAGGCTGGACCGTAACTGAGCAGGAACGTAACGGCTTCAGGTTGGATATACAGTACGCAGAGAAACTAATGATGGACTTGATGTTTGAGATGAACAACATCGAAGCAGAGCTACAAGCTATCTTCCCACCCATCGTTGAAGAACGTATCTCTGAGAAGACAGGCAAGCGTCTGAAGGATAAGGTAACAGTGTTCAATCCCGGCTCACGGAAGCAGATAGCTGAAAGACTACAAGGTCTTGGTGTCAAGTTTGACAAGAAGACTGAGAAGGGAAACATCATCGTTGATGAGAAGGTACTTGATGGGATAAATCTTCCCGAAGCCAAGGCTGTTGCACGTTACATGATGCTACAGAAGCGGGTAGCTCAAATAGATTCATGGTTGAAAGCAGTGAAGGACGATGGTAGAGTACATGGCAGAGTCATTACCAACGGAGCCGTGACAGGACGCATGACACATCAGTCACCTAACATGGCACAAGTGCCAGCAGTATCTGCACCGTTCGGTACAGAGTGTCGATCATGTTGGACAGTGGATGAAGGTAACAAGTTAGTTGGCATCGACGCCAGCGGTTTAGAGTTACGTATGTTAGCTCACTACATGGACGACGAAGACTACACTAATGAAATACTCAATGGCGATATTCATACGGCTAATCAACGAGCAGCACAACTATCGACAAGGCCTCTTGCGAAAACATTCATTTATGCGTTTTTGTATGGAGCCGGAGATGCTAAGATCGGAGCTATCGTTGGAGGAAATAGCGTTACTGGACGCAGACTTAAAGAAACATTTCTTTCTAACACGCCGTCTCTTGAAAGAGTTAGAAGAGATACTCTCGGACAGGCTGCATCGGGCGTCCTTGTTGGACTCGACGGACGAAAACTCAGAGTCAGATCAGAACACGCCGCGTTGAATACATTACTTCAAGGTGCTGGAGCTATCGTTATGAAAGAAGCTCTGGTACACTTAGCTGATAAGCTACGAAACATACCACACAAATTTGTTGCTAACGTCCATGACGAATGGCAAATAGAAACACCAGCACACTACGCTGATACGGTTGGACGTATGGGTGTACGTGCTATCAAGCTTGCCGGAGAGACACTCAGCCTACGGTGTCCATTAGACGGCGAATATAGAGTAGGCAACAATTGGGCAGAAACTCATTAAGGAGAAACTTATGTCTGCAAACAAACTACCACCCATCACTGTACGCGGTACCGTCTACTGGTGTGAGCGTAACAAGCTCAACAAGTACAGTAACAAGTATCAAGTGCAGCTTGGAAACCTCAGCGAGAAAGCTGTTGAGGCCATTGAAGAGATGGGTATTGCACCTAGCAACAAGGGTGATGACCGTGGCTTCTTTATCACCATGAAGAGCAACAACCCTATGCGTCTAACGGATGAGAACGGTGTTGAGATTCCTGAAGATGTTCTTATTGCTAACGGATCTGAAGCTATCGCTGTTGTAGGATACTATGACTGGTCTGTTGGTACAGGACGTTCACCATCCATGATCAAGATGAAGGTTACTAACCTAATCGAATACGCTGACAACTCAGTATCTGAAGCGGAAGCGTTGTGATCCTGATTGATGGTGACATTGTAGCTTATCGTTGTGCTTTCAAGTGCAATGATGAGTCAGTCAAGACTGCCTGTTATACTACGGGCAGTTTCTTGTCTGATATGGTAAGCGATCTATACACTATGATAGACGGCGAACCAGACTACCGTGTCTACCTAACAGGTAAGGGTAACTTCCGTAATGACGTAGCTGTTACTGCGCCTTACAAAGGTAACCGTAAGGACAAAGAAAAGCCTGTACACTTGGAAGCTATACGCAAGTACCTGATCGAAGACTGGAATGCTGTTGTATCAGAAGATGAGGAAGCAGATGACTTGATTGCTATCGACGCTACCGCTATCCCTGACAGCATCATTGTTAGTCTTGACAAGGACTTCCAGCAAATACCGTGCAGACATTACAACTTCAACAAGCGTGAACTAACATCTGTCAATGAAGAGGAAGGGTTACTGTTCTTCTATCGTCAGATCATCATGGGCGACAAAGCTGATAACATTGTCGGTGTGTATGGTATTGGTGATAAGAAGTCTCAGAAGCTCCTTGAAGGACTGACAGAGATAGAGATGTTTAACAAGTGCGTTGAGTTGTTAGAGTCTGAAGAGCGTGTCATTGAGAACGCTAGGCTGCTTTGGCTACGTCGTGAACCTAATCAAACATGGGAAAGACCAAGTGAAGAGAACGAGACGTAACGTACCGAAAGGTTATGATAGCTGGTTCGAGTATGATCTTCACCAGAAGTTCAAGAGATGCGAGTACCATGTTAACAAGCTAACGTACACTCAGGTTAAAACGTATGAGCCTGACTTTGTATATTACAGTGGTGATTACACTATATATATTGAAGCTAAAGGGAGGTTCCGTGATAGAGCAGAAGCGAAAAAGTATGTTGATATTAGCCGATGCCTTTGCGAAAAGGAAACGTTGGTCTTCGTCTTCCAAAACCCAAGAACAGCCATGCCCGGAGCAAGACGTAGAAGTGACGGAACAAGATACACCATGCAAGAATGGGCAGACAAACAGGGATTCACATGGTACACACCAGAAACCTGTCCTGTCGGATGGAGTAAAAAGCAATGACTAGACACCTAGTAATACCTGATACTCAAGTAAAACCGGGACTGCCTAACCAGCATCTGTACTGGGCTGGACGCTACGCAGCCGCTACAAAGCCTGACGTCATCATTCATCTGGGGGATCACTGGGACATGCCAAGTCTCAGTAGCTATGACGTAGGTAAGAAGTCCTTTGAGGGACGGCGGTATACACTTGACATTGAAGCTGGCATTGAAGCTATGAATCAATTCATGTTACCTATCCGAAAAGAACAGGAGCGACTGCGTAGTAACAAGAAGAAGACATGGACACCACGGATGGTATTCTTGTTAGGCAACCATGAACAGCGTATCGAACGTGCTATTGAAGCCGACCCTAAACTAGAAGGACTGATGAGCTATGAACATTTCTCATTGGAAGAAGCTGGTTGGGAGGTTGTCCCTTTTCTACAACCCATCATCATTGACGGCATCGCGTACTGTCACTACTTCACAAGCGGTGTTATGGGTAGACCCGTCACGTGTGCAAAACTTATGTTGCAAAAGAAATTCATGTCGTGCATCATGGGACACGTGCAAGACAGAGACATAGCCTATGCACGTAAAGCAGACGGTAGTAACATCACTGGTTTGTTTGCTGGTATCTATTACAACCACAGCGAAGACTACCTAAACGCACAAACGAACGGAAGCTGGTCTGGAATCTGGATGCTCAACGAAGTAGACGACGGTTCCTTTGATGAGCTACCAATCAGCATGAACTATCTTAGGAGAAAATACGGATGAGTATTGATAACGCTACTCCTGAAGAGTGGGATACAATTGCAGCACTTAACAACTTGTCTATCAGAAAGAAAGCAGACCCAGTAGAACAGCCCGACCACTACAACAAAGGTGCAGTGGAAGCCATCGAAGCTATCAAGGCATCCATGCCTGACCATGAGTTTCGTGGTTATCTGAAAGGTAACGCACTGAAGTATCTGTGGCGGTATGATTACAAAGGTAAACCCATCGAAGACTTACGCAAGTGTCGATGGTATATTGATAGATTAATCAAGGAACTAAACGAGTGAAGAAACTACTTCCGTTATTGCTTCTAGCAGGCTGCGTTACTGAGCCTGACACAAGGATCTGTGCTGACTACGGTTCGTATACGTACATGAAAAACAAGTGCATACCTTTGTATGGTACTTTGCTCTGTGCAGACGAAGAAGTGACGGAAGTGTTTTGCAAAAGATACTTCGAAGACAAAGAAAAGGAAAACTAATGGACGCATATCAACAGTACATACACAAGTCCCGCTACGCACGTTACCTACCAGACGAGCAACGTCGAGAGACTTGGGAAGAAACAATCGACAGGTACCTAAACTTCTGGGTTGAGAAGGGTAAGCTTACTCTTGAAGAAGCTAATGGAATGTTCAAAGACATTCATGATCTAGATGTTATGCCTAGTATGAGGGCTTTAATGACAGCAGGTGAGGCTCTTGACCGTGACAACGTAGCTGGTTTTAACTGTAGCTACTTACCCATCGACCACCCCAAAGCGTTTGACGAAATGATGTACGTCCTAATGTGCGGTACAGGCGTAGGTTTCAGCGTTGAACGTCAATACGTATCAAAGCTACCTGAAGTAGCGGAGGAATTTCATGACACCGATACCGTTATACACGTCGCCGACTCTAAAATTGGCTGGGCTAAAGCATACAGAGAACTTATTAGCTTGCTCTATTCGGGTCAGCTTCCAAAGTGGGACGTATCTGGAGTACGATCTGCAGGCGCAGCCCTTAAGACCTTCGGCGGTAGAGCATCTGGTCCAGAACCTCTTGTCGATCTGTTTAACTTCACCGTTGACGTCTTTCGGGAAGCTCATGGACGTAAACTCTCCTCAATCGAATGTCACGATTTGTGCTGTAAGATTGCACAGATCGTTGTCGTCGGGGGAGTGCGTAGAAGTGCTCTCATCAGTTTGTCTAACCTCACTGACGATAGACTCCGACGATGCAAGTCAGGCCAGTGGTGGCAAGACAATCCGCAGCGTGGCCTAGCCAACAACAGTGCATGTTACACAGAGAAGCCAGACTTTGAGGCATTCCTAAATGAGTGGAAAAGTTTATATGAGTCCCGATCAGGAGAGCGAGGTATGTTCTCTAGAGTCGCAAGTCAAAAGCAAGCTGCAAAGAACGAGCGACGAGATGCTACCTATGATTTTGGAACTAATCCATGTAGCGAAATTATCTTACGGCCTTACCAGTTCTGCAATCTATCAGAAGTTGTTGTCAGGGCAACCGATACGTTGTCAGACCTTAAACGAAAAGTACGTGTTGCGACTATCCTTGGAACTTTACAGGCTACCTTAACTGACTTCCGTTACCTACGTAAGGTGTGGAAGAACAACACTGAGGAAGAAGCACTGCTTGGTGTGTCGTTAACGGGAATCATGGATCATCCAACGTTGTCGGGTAGGAGGGATAAAGGTGTCCTCAAAACATGGCTTACTGAGTTACGTGAAGAGGCTATCGGAACGAATAAATCATGGGCTGACCGACTGTCTATTAATACTTCTACTGCTATTACCGCCGTTAAGCCTAGCGGTACTGTGTCTCAACTGGTTGATTCTGCTAGCGGTATACATCCACGATACGCACAACAGTACATCAGACGAGTACGAGCAGACGCAAGAGACCCACTGTGTACAGTCCTTGAGGCCGCAGGAATCCCCGTAGAGGACGATGTAATGTCACCCAGTACCAAGGTATTCTCCTTCCCTATAAAGTCTCCTGACGGGGCTGTGACGGCCTCTGAGATGGGTGCTATGGAGCAGTTAGAACTGTGGGAGATTTATCAGGACTTTTGGTGTGAACACAAACCGTCAATGACCTGTTACTATAGGGACGATGAGTTTCTTGAGGTAGGTCAGTGGTTGTATAACAAGTTCGATAAGATCAGTGGTGTGTCGTTCTTGCCATACAGTGAACACACATACCAACAAGCACCTTATGAGCCTGTTGATCTTGAGACTTATGAGAAACTGAAGGCAGAGTTTCCAGAGACTATTGATTGGAACATCTCTGAAAACTCTGATATGACTGAAGGATCACAGACGTTAGCCTGCACTGGTAACAACTGCGAGATTTAGTCGAACACACCTTTAAGGGTCTTACCCACTACTGGAAGAGCATATATCGTTTCATCTGGTAGTGGGTCTCCTTTAGTTGCTGCTTCACCCATATCTTTTAAGACAGCGGCAGGTAACGTAGCACTAACAGGCGGGAATATATTAGTTAAAAAAGCGTTTGCAGGATCTTGCATAAACTTGGTATAGCCATAATCGTTAGCACCTAAAGCACCCAAGGTAAGTACTGAACCTATCTGATACAAAGCACCAACAGCAGCCTCTTCAGGGTTTGGTGCTTCTCCTTTCAACACTTGACGACCTTCGTTGACAACACCGAAACCACCACCAGAAATAACTAGGTACTTCATTGCGTTATTAAGTGCTTCTTTTTTGTTACCTTGTTGCCACTCTCTTAAGATACGACGTTCCATTAGATCAAGCTGTTTGACAGCAAAACCTTTTAACATGTAAAAGATTCGTGCGTTAGGAGTTTTAAGTCCTGCTGAAGTCTGGGCTGCTGGGTTGATAGGCTGTAGCCTGAACAGATCAAACATCACAAGATCACGAACAAGTTCACTGTTAGTATCACCAGCAGCTATATCTCTTTTAAGTTGATCTAGTTCCGCCTTGCTAAAAGTGTTAGCCCACTTACTATCAAACGACCCTCTAGCCATGTCTTGCTTGGCCTTGTTAAAAGAAGCACCCATGATCTTTGTCTTACCAAACTTATCAAGACCAGAAAAACCAGAAGCTTTCATAGACCATTCAAGTAAATCTTCACTGCCCTTAGCTAGTTTTTCTAGGAACTTAACTCCTGTTATAGAGCTATCACCTTTAGTAGACCGTCTAATAAACTCACCAAAGACCTGCCTAGCCAGACCAACATCATCAGCAGAAAGACGTATATTGTTTTTACCAAAGACAGACTTAAGTACGTTACCTACACCTAACTCAAAAGCAGCGTTGAATAAATCGTGTACGTTCATCAACGCACCGTAAGGGTTAGCAATAGTACCTACATATCCCAAGCTTCTAACAACTTCTAGCTCTTGAGACATACCCCTGTTAGCGTTAACGCCTAGGTCATCTAGTATTTCAATAGCGTTTTTAATTTGTAGATCAGAAAGACCTTCGCGTTCCATTGCTTCACGTATGATCTTCTCATCAAACAACTTAAAGGAATCGCTTTCAAGTTTAGCTGTTGCTTCTAAGGCAGTCATCTCACCTTTCTTGACTTTTTTCCTAAGACGCTTTGGTAGCTTATCAACATCTAATGCTACAGTAGGCATACCAGATGTACGGAAACCTAACTGCTTACCTAGCTCCATACGTGTAAGAGTTTCTCTTTGCCAACGCCAATGAGAATCAAAGATGTTAGCGTACTCTAGCTCATCTCCGTCTAGCTTTGCTCGCTCCTCTTCCATAGACTTACGACTACGTTTCTTACTAGCTACGTCCTCTGCTTTACCAGCAGCTCTTGCCCTGTTAATACGCAAACTAACATCGTCATCTACATACTTTAACGCAGAGTGCAGCCACACATCTGACAAAACACCAGCAGTCACTTCTTTACGATAACGACCGTTAAACTCTACGTTATCATCAAAGAACTTT